GTTCCAGCGGGATCAATCGCCTCCTGGACACGTTGGACCAGATCCGCCGAAGGTGCGCCCCATTCGCTGCTGATGATAAGCACTTTCACGGTCCCGCCGCCGTTCCAGGCAGGAATTACCTTTGCAGCTCCTACGCCCGGAAGCAGCTCCACCTTATTTTTGTAGTCGGCGATATTCCCGCCAAAAGCCTGGGATTCCAGGGATTCAAAATAGCGGGCCCGGAGGGCATCATCGCTTTCTTCATTTTCTCCGGGGATCAGGATATCTTCCAGCCGGGCAGCC